AGGAATAAACAAGGAACCTCTCCACTGACCCAATCTATCAGTCAACAAACGACGATCCTTTACAACTGCAGTAGCACCAGAAGACGCTACTAATAATTCACCAACTTCAAAATTACCATAGAAAGAACCTACTGCCTGTGCAGCAAGATCTTCGGTGTTGATATTAATATACTCGGTCGTAGAAGAATACGACGATGGCATTTCAGCATCAGTATAAGGATTGAACTTATAAAAATCATCGGGTGCAGCAATCTTAAATCTTGCACCAGACTTTTGACCAACTACAGTTTCGCCAATAACAAAAGGTGTAGAATTGGTTCTTGCATCTGTTGAAGGATCTTTAATAACTTCAATCAGTTTAGGAATCATATAATCACCAACTTTTTGTCCATCAAAGAATGCATAGAACGTAGTTCTAGGCTTCATTCTAACGACAGTTGCATCAATATTTCTAGATCTGATCCAAGGTATACTGGTTGAAGATACTAAAGTATCACCAAGAGATCTACGGTCAATTCTAGGAACAACTCTGGTTCTAATACCACTTCTAACCTGTCTTCTTGTCGTAGTAGTTGTAGTTCTACGATCAACTGCACGACCACGACCCCAGGAGGAACGACGACCCGATCTCCAAGTTCTAGAACTTCTAGAAGTACCAGTCCAGGTAGTTCTCCATCCTCTCCATTGAATAGGAGCAAATCCGTTTTGATCAACTCTTAGTCTTTGTCTAGTGGCTTGGAAATCACCTTCAATGTTGGTAACTCTGACGGGAAGACGACGGGTGTCAATCCAGTCATCTGATGCAGGAACAAGATCAATTCTACCGATATATGCAAAAACGTTAAATGGGTTGACGTTTTCTACACGAGAAGCATAGGGTTGTTCAATAAGTTTCTCTTCAGAATATGGAAGAGTAATCAGAGGACCAGTTTTTCTATAATTTGTAGACAGAGTTTCATTAATTACCAATGCAACATTAGTTGTATAGTGAGAAGGATGGCAAGCACCCTCTTCAAAATCTAAAGATGCATTGTAATCAGGATTGCTAACTTGAGACTTAGAATGATCTGTAAAATCATCAACAATAAAACCATTCTTCAGTCTGCTCTTACCAGAAGCATCGGTAATTTCAGTATTAAAAGTATCCGACTCCAACATGTTTAGTGAAGTGTAATACTCAACCTGGTTGATTCTAGTTTCAAGTTTACCAATATCTCTCATACTATATCTCTTATTCTCCGACTTAATGACAATCATATCATTGTCGGGATCAAATCCATATGGAGCATGGAGGAGAGTTGCTAACAGCATACCCTCTGACAGATCATCAGGTTCAACAGGATCTTCCGAAGATTGACCTTTGATAATCTGGAATTCACCATTAGGTAACAGATACGCTTTATCAATTCTACCGAGATACCAATCAAAGTCGCAGCGGAAACTACTAGAAACTTTGGGGATATCAAACAGTGTAGGTGCTGGCGTTGCAGATGTTGGGAAAGTTCTCGAATCAAAATCAAATGTCGCTACCTGAACGTATGCGGGAGAAGAAACACTACCAGTACCCGTATACAGATTTCTTACTCCAGGACGGAAATCCAAATAATCGGGCAAGAATTTATCAACATAAAGAGGAACATCTTCATAGCGAGTGTCGAGGTAAGATTGTCCACCAAAATAGTCTCCTGTTGCAGAATGACTATAGTAATCTAATACGATCTTAATTTTTCTAATTGGCGTAGCAACACCACTCTTAGAAATACCATAGATAAAATCTGTTTGACCATTTCCTAAGTCATAACGATCAGTAATAACCTTAGAACCATCAACAATAGAACCTGCAGAGTCATTAATAATTCCACTAATAGCAGTATCCGTACTGTCTGTTCCCGTTACGGTCTCGCCAACTACAAACTTACCATCAAGATATACAATAGTAAGTTTCAATGTGCTGGAATTGAAATCTACAACTCTTGCTCTCGCCTTAGATGTCTTGCCTGTAACAATTGATCCAGTTTCAAAGAATGCTGCCTCAACTAAAGTAATGGAGGGAAGAACAGGATCATTGTCATCTAGAGATTCATAAACAGCATGAATCTTATATACATCAGCAATACCAAGAGAAATATCTCTATCTTCAATTCTAGTTCCATAAGTATCAGAATATGTCAATCCATACTTTTGTTTCTCGTTATTGGTAATAGTTTTGTTTGCCTTCATGACAAACATTTGCTGAGGAGATTTTGTCTTTCTTTGAGTTACATTTTTAGAGATAGATGCAGTTACTTTAATGGAAGTAATATTGGTCAGATTATCAATCTGAATAGTTGTTCTATCAGCAGATGTAAAAGTAGTATATCCTAAAGCACTACTAGATTCTGTATCAATTGGGATTTGATCACCAACTGGATGATTAGAGTTACTACTTGCCAGTACAGTGAATGTATAGTTCTCATCAGAAAGTGATTCAAACTGCTCATTCTCAGGCAGAGTAATTGATACTGAGTTAGAAGACACCGTTTGACTATCAAACGTTCTTCTTACAACCATGGATTCATCAGAAATGCTCTTGACATAAGGTCTAGGCATTGGTTGAAGAAGAGATGCCTTTTCAGTCTCTTTCAACTTTGATCTATATCTAACCAAACTAGTATAGTCTCCTGCCGTAGGAGCACTACTACCAGGTGTTACATTAACAGTTTGATTTGCAAAATTGAAAATCTTTGTAGTCGAAGGAAGATCAGTAGGATCAATAGAATCTACATCAACAAAATTAGTTTTATTAAAATAAATTCTATCTCCTGCACGCAAATCTACAGAGAAATTGGAGTTAAGACCAGTGATGCTTGCACCAACAGTAGCAACATCAAATGTCAAACTTGCAGCGCCACCGCCTCCAAGTTTTGCATCAGTAACAGTAAAGGTCTCATTTACAACATAGTTGTTACCACCATTTGTGATCGTTACTGTAGCACCACCTCCAGAAGCGACTACGATAGAAAACTCTGCACCAAAACCATCTTCATCGGTAGTATAATCCGATGCACCAATCACATATGTTCCTGGTGTTCTAGAAGCATCTGCAGCACTAACAGTATCTACAGTGAGAACATCTCCCTGAGTAGTACTATATGTAAATGTTGCACCTTGAAGGGTTCTCTGATCTTCTAAAATAATATCCGAAGTAAATTCAATTGCACTGTTAGTCTCATCGCGAGCAACAAACTGACGAACGTCTGAATATTCAAAACTATAAATCTCGTCAATGGTATCTTTATCTAAACCATCAACAGTAATCATTTCACCTTTCTGGAATGAACCTTCTACTTGATAAAGGTTGGCATCATCCGCAGCAGTAATAGAATCTACAAGAAATGCTCTAGCACCAGAAGTTTTACCAATGATTACTGAACCTGCAGCAATAGTCTGATTTGATGCTAATCGAATAGCAGTAAACATTTGAATATCAAACAAATACAACTTGTATCTGTCATCAGCATTACCAAATGTAGTATCCGTTCCGTCAGATTTATGCTCTAAAGAAGCAACCCTTGCATATCCAATGAGATCGCCTGCTGCACTACCTTGAGAAGATGTGAATGCATCTCTTAATTCTACAGTTTGATATGCATTGGTAATTGTAGAACCAGAAACATTTAAAAACCCATAAACATTATCAATCTCTGAGAAGTTACCGAGTTCAAAGGGGATAATAGTATTTTGAGCACTATTAGTATCCCTTGGTTTATCGAGATCAACATACGTCGGAGACATATTTTTAATTCGATATCCTCGGACATATGCTGTTCCAGGACCAAATTCTAAAGCATACTTTGCCGAATCTGCGGTGTTACCATCAGAAGTAGTGTCACCTGTTTCATAAACGCCATTGTTAAATCCATCGTTCAGATTTTCTCTATTTGTAATTTGGAAATCTTGAACAACATAATCTCCAGACTCTTCATATGTTCTAAGTGCAAGAGATTTTTCTAATTCATCATATGCACTACGTTCTACTAGTTTTTCTACCTTACCACCATTAATACGAAGCAATTCAATAAAGTCTTTATCTGCTTCGTCGGTTAGTAATTTCTTAATTAAATTTGTGGTGATTCTAAATCTATGAGCACCAGGAGCAGCATAGTTAGATGTTCCAGCAGCATTATCGTTAAGACTGAGGTCGTCTTCTGGTGTAACAATTGACTCAAGAATTTCGAGTCCAATTCTGTACTTTGGATTGGTTCCATATTGATCAAGAAGAATGTACTGATAAGGAACGTCTACAAAGAAACCTCTGATGTAATAAACACCATCTTGAACATACGCTGCAGAACCAGTTTGAATTGCCGCAGTAGGAAGTAACTGAGCAAATGGTGATCCGATCTCAATCAGCGTAGTGCCGAAAGTGATTTCAACGTCAGTAACTAATTGCTCATTATTGATAAACGTCTGAGTTGTATTTGTATCACCACCCGACTCAATATATTTTACATACAGTGTGATATATCCTTTATCAGAATCAGTTTCTGAAATACTAAACAGAACTTTTGCTTTAACGCCAGATGTCAAACCCTCAATGATTTTACCAGTCAACTGAGTTCTATACAGTTCAACATCAGCACCCAGGAAAGACTCCTGAAGCATGATTGCATCAACTTCCAAGTCATAACCAACTTGACCAGGAATGACCATGGCACCATCTTTGAACAGGTGAGAACCAACGTTCTCTACCTGATTTTGCATGACGCTCTGCATCGTTGTGAGTTCTCTTGCCTGAATAGGAAATCCAGGACGGAACAGCACTCGATAGAAATTCTTATCCTTATCGAAGTCGTCGTAATAAGGTGTGACGTTGAGATTAGTGTTTTGTGCCATTAGAACTCGATTACGATTTTGATGTCTTCTACCTGGTCGTTTGCACGACTGATTGCTCTTCTATTATCTATATAAACAACTTGACCGCTGTTTGGTTCAATCTCTGGTTTTGCATAACCATTATTAAATCTCATACCCAAATCATATTCAGTGTTATTAATAGTTCTAGAAGAAGAGTTGGGAACTGCTGGGAAGTTCACATCTGGTTGACCAGATGCACCAGAAGTTGCTCCACTAATAACGTTAGAACCATCAAACTCATTTTGAGTACCTGTAACTTCTGGGAAAATACCATCAACAGAGTTTTGATAGTATTTTAAAAGTTTTGTGATGGGATTCCAAGAAACAACACGACCACGAGCAGTAACATTAGTACCACCAACAACACGAGTTTGAGTGATGATTTCGTCAGGAACGTAGTTACCTTGGAAAGTTGGAGAGAAAATAACTGCTTTTGCAGCAGAAACTGTCAAATCGGAAATAAGTTCCGCTGTTCCAAACTTAAGGGGATTAGTAACCAAACCAATACGACGATAGTCGTTATCAATAGGGAAGTCGCCAGCACCCTCATCATATGAGAGTTTGGCATTAATCATGACACGGAATCCACCAAGTTCAATAGCAGAATCATCACCATGTCCATTTGGAGGAGGAATGATTACATCAACTTCTCCACTTGTGCCAGTTCCGATGCCAGTAATAGAACTAATACTAATCTGACCAAAAGTATAACCAGTTCCACCCGAAGTTACAGTAGCAGAAGTGATTTTTCCGCCATCAACAACGATAGAAACACGACCACCAGCACCATCTCCATTGATAGCAACATTGTCATAAGTACCATTGTTATATCCAGAACCTGCTGAGTTAATGACAACGGTGTCAATTTCACCAGTAACTGCATTAGTTTTTACCGCGTCATTGGTAAAGACGGGCATGTAATCATTGGAGAAAAACTTGAGGACTGAAGCAACAGGAATGGTGTACATGTATTTCCAACGATATCCATCACCAGTAGTGATGATGCTAGTGGAAGTGCCAGTAGGCTCAACTGTAGAAGGTTTACCATTAGGGTCAGAGGGAGACGTACCGTTATAAATGCACTTATAGACTTGATATTGCGAGTTTACAACATAAAAATCTGCATCATAAAGTTTGGTTGCACCTGAGGAAGCAGTCTTACTAGGAGAATAGTCATGGCGATACATGTCATATGTAAAACCAAGTCCACCAGTGGTTTGTTCTGGAGATACCCAATCAATTCTACGGACAACCTGAATCGTATCAGACGCCAATACTCTCTTAAGAGAGATCATATCATCATATGAGTTGGAAAACTCGGAGAAAGAATCTACCGCCTGAGGAGGAGAGTTCTCATTATCCCAGGGTTGAGGTCTCCCAATATAAACATAAAGTCTATCTCTATTAGAACCTGCCGCAGAATCACTCTGAGTTGCGTCAGGACCTTCAAGGGATTTAATAAATTTTCTCGCAGAAAATATTCTGAACTGATCAGTAAGTAGGGCTGCCATCTCTTAGGTACTATTGTCCTCTTGTTTATTTATGTTGATTATGAACGAACACTTGTCAAGTATTCGATACTCTTGATTCTATAGGATGCTCCACCATTACCACTAATCTTCTCACCACCAATAATCGCATACCCAGCAGCACCAGAACCAGTTGTATCTGATGCATCATTAGTAAATGTTACTGTTGGGTGAAGATTGTATGTACCATCAATCGTAGATTCGATACCATAACCACCATTAGTTAAAGTGATACTAGCAACTTGATCACCCGCAGTTGTCATATTCACAGTTCCAACAGCCTGAATATCACCAACATTTTCAATAGTAACTGTAGGTGCAGCAGTATAGTTGGTTCCAGCATCTTGAATGTAGATATCTACGATGGTGCTATTTTCGGAGAACTGATACAGATATCCAGATTCACCGACATTTACGTTGCCAGTATTAAATGGAACAATATCTTTTACCTGCAGAATATTTGTATTAGGATCCCAAGATACGACAGTTCCTTGAATGCCAGAAACTTCTCCTGTTACCAACTCATTAACACTGAAGTTTTGTCCATTACCAGCATTTGGATCTAATGTAATATTAACAATGGATGTATGGTCTGTTCCTTCGCTAAGTCCTCCTGCGGTAGAAATATTCGCATATACAAATGGAACGCTAGCATCTTTAACACTATCACCAACTTGAAGCAGGGTTGTATTTGTTCCACCCTGAGTTTCTTCAATACCATAAAGTGAAGTGGCGATTCCACCATCTAAGTTAATCTGATTCTCAAAAGTAGTTCCAGTATTTACCAGGTCAGCAATTCCATCACCAGCACCATCGTTTTCATCATTATCTTCAAACTTTCTGTTTTGAAGTGTACTGATAGGAACTGTTAACGTTGTAATAGTTTCTCCATTTTCAATAAGAAGAACATGAGGTTGTTGTCCAGAATTGCTACTATTAGCGACTCCAGCATCAAACTGTACCGTTGCATCTTCAGCTAACGCCGCACCACCATCAATGAATGCAAGTTCATCAATCTCGAATACAACTAATAGCTCTCTTGTAACTGGATTCCAGTCATAGACTTTAGCTACCTTATTGTTAGCATTTTCAACTCTACGAATCAGTCTATCACCAACATTAAACTTATAAGTAGAGACTCCATTAATATCGTTTTGAGTGTCATCAAGAATAACTCTCTGATCATAGTTGAAGTTTACACCACGAGTGAGACCAACAAACTTCTCGTCTGTTTTTGAAGTATAAGAAATAGTTTCATATCCGACAATAAACTCACCAGAACCTGGGAAGGAACTAGTTGATTTAACAAAAATCTCAGTATCTGAAGGTGTTACACTCTTTGTTAGTCCAGACAGGTAAATATTTGATGCATTAAATGCTTGACGAGATCTAGTCTTACGCTTCAGATTTACCAATCTAGTGAAAATGACATTAGGTGGAGTTGTATATCCTTCACCCTCTTCAGTAACAGTGATTGAAGTTATTTCACCCTGACTAATTTCAGCTACTGCTTTTGCACCAACACCACCACCACCTGTAATCAGAATGTATGGTGCTTCTTGATAGAATTCACCACTATTACCAATAGAAATAGAAGTAACTCTACCAGCGGTATCGATTTTAGCAGCACCTTGAGCATCTTGACCACCACCACCTTCAAAAATCATAGTAGGTGCGGTACTATAACTTCTTCCAGGATTGAGGAGTGTTAAACCAGTAACAGTTTGAACCGTTGGTGTGGCAACTGCTCCAGATCCTTCACCACCTAAGATTCTTGCTTTTGCAGGTCCATAATAGTTATCACCATTTTTTGACATTTTAATATAAGAGACTGTTCCTGAATCAGTTAATACAACCTCTCCTTCTGCACCATTTGGAAAAAGTTCTACCACGTCTGGCACAGCATCACTCTCAAAGAGTGGGGTTCCATAATATTTCGGACCAATAGCATATGGATATACAGGATCTCCATTACTATCCTCAGTCATAAAGTATGCATAAGTTCCATTTGGATATTCTGGAGTTACTCCAAATTTACCATTGAACTCATCCAGAGTTCCAACTCCAGAATCGTAAATATAATCACTAACCAAATCTCCTAACAAATAACCAACTTGAACAGTTCTTAAACCGAGATTACTAGTTACATACGCAAAAATGTAAAGTGTTGTTGCTGCTGTTGCTGGAACTGTAAATCTTATTTCTCTCTGAGACGCAGCATTAAATCCCGCAATATATGCAGCAAAAGTAGAAACCTGAGATCCATCGAGATAATATTCTGATCCTAATGTAAACAGATAGGATGTATTTCCGATATCGGATGGATTACCTGTAGAGTGCCAACCATTTTCGGTTTCCGAGAATAATAAAAACTGATCATCATTAGAAGAATCATCTTGATTGAAGACATAAGTTTTTCCCCTTTCAAGAGATAAGAAGTTTGGTCTAGAACCATCAAATAAAAACTGACCACTAGATACAGTCACATTATAAGTAACTGTTCCATTAGTATTAACCTGTGGTCTTGCACCAGCAAGTTCTGCAGTCGTTCTCAATCTATAAGATGAAACTTCTCTAGCAACAGTTCCACTAGAGTTATATCCCCAAGGACCATATATGGGATATCCATCAAAGGACATACCAATGACTTTAGAGTGTCCATCCGTATGACGACTGTAGTCTGGAGTACCACTATTGTCATAGTAGTTACTCACATAATAAGTATTTGGCGTAGTTTCCTCATCATGTTCTGGCTTGATAACCATATACCCTTCATCACCATTATATCCAGACATGTCTGGATGACTTTTGCAGTAATAGTAAATCCTATTACTTTCATCTGCATTCATAATGAATAGTGGTTGATATTCATTTTCGTAGTCAGCCGCAGGTGCTGCAGAAGCACCTGTACTATTGTAATACAGTGTTCCAGGAGTATCATTATGAGTTCCATCCGCAGTTGTACTAAACTGCATTGGGTGACCCAACATGTCTCCCATTGGTTGATTGGAGCTATGAGACTGATCCCATTTAATCAAATAATTTTCGGGAACTGTAATATTTTCAGGAGAAAGGTAATATGTACCAGGTACAAATGGACCGAAGTCTTCAGCATCTTCACCAAACTCAATATAGAAAATGCCGTTAGGAAAAGTTCTAGGTTCTTCTGAAATAGTAAATGTAAATCCATTAGATCCCAAACACCTATCATTCTCAGAAAACTGAGCACCAGTAGAAACAAGTCTCAAATAAACTCTGGTTATTTGATTTTCAGAGTTTCTACTAATCTTTGCAATCTCACCTCTTGCTCCTCCACCAATTTGATCAACGATTCTACCAACAGCGATTGACCCTAAGGTCTCATCGACATTGGTTACAGATAACATAATATTATCAAACTCTACTTTTGTTCTCCAAGTATTTTGGATAAGGTTACCCCATTGAAAAACTCCATTGGGGAGAGCAAACTCATTAATAGTTTTACTAGAATGATAATACTGAATATTTCCTTCAGTAACAGTATCGTAAATACTATTATTTTTTACATAATCATATTTTACAGAATCGATAGCAAAGTTAGCTAAAGCATTACCATCTGTACCCCACTCAGGCGTATGTAACAATCCACCATTGGCAAGAATACCCGTTACCTTATCATTTTGATCTAATCTAGTTCCAGGATTAGGAACGTCTTTACCACCTCTATAAATGAATACTTGATCGAAAGATCTATCTACAAGAGGTCCACCACTAGGTGCTGCCTCTGCTTGAGTCCAAGTGGGTTTGGGGTGATTATCAGATTCAATACGAAGTCTATCTGTCGTAGTTTGAAATGTTCCTCTTGTTAAAGAATTTGGATGATTTTGCCAAATCCTATTGACATCAAACGAAGAAACTACATTTGGAGTTTCTTGCTCTGGAAAAATCTGTAAACGTAAAGGATCATATCCACGACCCCTTTCCAATACTCTTACATGAATAATACGACCAGAAGTATCGTCGATGATTGGATACAAAAGAGCTTCTTGATCTGGCGTACCACAACCAGTTACCGTTAAACGTGGTGGATCTGCTGAATCATATCCAGATCCACCTTCTATTACTTTTATAGCACGAACACCGAAAATCTCATCAAAGATTGGTTCGATGACGGCACCCGACCCAGGAACAGTTCTAGCCATTTATATCAGATTAATACGTTAATAGTTCCATTCATCTGTGCATGAATGGTGCATTGATAATAAAGGGTGTTAGGAGCGTCCATGGGAACGGTCCAATACAGAACACCAGTGCCACTACCAGTTTGACCAGTAGTATATGGAGTTCCAGATAATCCTTGAGTGCTTTGGATTCTAAATGGATGAGATCCGCCATTAGTACTGTTATCAAAGGCATATGTCATTCCTCTCATAACATAAAGAGTAGGATCATTAGTTGCTGCCGAGAATCCAGGACCATTAACAGTAAAATGATTCGCTCCATCTGCACCCAACTCCCACCAGGTCATTGGACTTCTAGTCACTACCCAATCAGTGCCATTCCAATATAAAGAATCGCCTTGAACAATACCAGAAACATCAGTATCTGTCAGTGCTGCTAAAGTTGTAGTAAGAGTACCATTAAAATCAACTGTTAATGTATCTCCAGTAATAGATGTTGCAATATTGGTGCCACCAGCGATAGTGAGCGTATCTGAAGCACTATTTGCAGTAGTATTGCCCGTATCGGCAGAAATGGTAGCAAAAATATTTTGTTCTCCAGCACCAGCAGTATCATCTGCAGGAACCCAGTTAGTTCCATTCCACTTCAAAACTTGATTGGAAGTGGGAGCAGTAGTTGTAGTATCAACATCCGCAAGAGCATCAATCCCCGAATACTCTGTAAGAAGTTTTACTCTACTATCGCCAACACCTCCAGTAGTGATGTTCATATTCACATATGGATTATCATCACCATCAACGGTAAAGAAATAACCAGGGGTGGATGCTGCAGAAGGAGCATTACCTAAGGAAGTATATTCATTCTTATATGAGATGGTAGAACCAACCTCAACTTTTCCCGTAGCACCATCAAAAATAGTTGTTTGTGTTCCCGCAGTAATCCTAACATCACCTGTCCCATTAGGAACAATAGTAATATCTCCATTGGATGCAGACACAATAGAGTTGCCAGCAACATCTAATGCGGAAGTTAACGCATTAAGATCGCCAGGAGCAAAAGAAGATCCATCATATTTTAGAACTTGACCCACTGCTGGGTTCAAGACATTAAGTCCGATTGTCGTTCCATTACCAATGGCGGCGTAAATCTCATTAAAGTTATCATTAATCTTATCACCGCCACTCCTTAGAGTATCACCCGTGCCGTCATTAGCAACAGTACCAATGTTTAGGGATTGTTTAGCCATTACTCGCTACGATTTTTAGTTATTTATGGGATTACTTCAGGGTCAATTACTTCTTCACCATACAGAGAAAGATCTGGTGCAGTCCAATCATCGGGAACAGAAGTTTCAACATCCACGCCTGGGTTTTGATATCCAGATCCAGGATTACTTAATGTTACCCCAGCAACTCCAACAAGTGCTTTTACTTGACCATCGAATCCAGAGATGGAATCAAGTCTTACGACAGGTCTAGATGTATATCCAGATCCACCAGATGTTACCTGAACACTCTCAATATATCCGTTAGTTAAGACAGCAGTTGCTTGGGCATTCTGCCCAAATACAGATCCAAGATAATCAAATGTGATGAGTGAGTTAGAGGATTCAATAACAGCAACTTCTCTATCAGTAACTTCACCTTCAATTTCAATGAAGTCTCCTACTTCGATTGGTGGTACGACCTCATCAGAGTCAACGTCTGCTTCAGAACCAACAAAAGAGAATGCTACAAATGTAGATCCAACACGAGGGATTTCGGAGAAGATGATTCTAGAACCAACAATCTCAAAACCAACACCAGGTTCTTGAAGAACACCATTGACAGAAACAATGATATTATTCTCTGGGCGAATCACAGATGATTGTACACCATCTGTAAGTGTGAGAGAGTAGAAGACATCATTACGTCTTAAGTTGAAAGATTGACGCAATGAATCAAACTCGAAAGAAATGTCGTCAAGTTGTCTCAGTTTACCAATATAGAATCCAGTGAATGATGCTCCGATATCGGGTGCTTCAGTGAACTGAATCTTGTCTGAGAAAGCAGTGTATGCATTTGATGCACCAGGTGGTTGAAGGACACCATTAACAAAGACAAGCAAATGTCCTGCTGGATCTGGTAGATATTGGCTTCCATTGTCGATAGTAAGATCAAATGTTGTTTGAGTACCATCAAATCCACGGAAGAAACGCTTAACTCTAGCTTTAAGGGTTTCCTTAGTAAGAACCGCTGCACGATAAGTTCCTGGTCCTCTGATACCATCTCTGGTAGAGAATGTTCCAGCAATATCCGTGAGATAGAGTCTCTTATTAAGACCAGAATCTCTAACATCTTGTACAAGTGCAGAAGCAGCACCAACAATAGTGTCTTTATTGGTAACCGTTGCAGATCCAACTAAAGTAGTGCCAGTTGCACCAAAGTCACCAACAGCATTATTGATAGAAATAGTTCCTTGTACCTGAACGATATAAACGTAGTTATTGTTTAAATCGACTTCAGTAATAATGCCATATGTATTTGTAAATGCAGCACCACCAGACTGGAGATACAATCTATTACCAACAGTGAACTGATTGAGATTAGAATCTACATTAAGCGTCAATCTAATATGACCAAGAGAAGCGATTTTAGTACCAACTTCAATATCAAGACCAGCATATTTGCTGACTTCTAAGTACTGTCTAGAAGACTCAGGATATACAACAGCAGTAGTTTCAAGAGATCCAGTAAGAGTCTCAGTATCGATAGTCAATGTACCGCCTGTGTTGTCAGTTACCGCTGCTTGATTTGTTGTATACGAAACAGGATCTGCAGACTCGGTGCTTGTGTATCCAAGGAAAGGAATATCCTCTTCAAAAGTACCGACAACATCAATCAGATGTAAGCGTTTTTCAATGGCACTAATCTGTGCTGTTGTTGTATTTTCAGCACCGACAATAGTGTCTAAGATTGCCCATGTTCCGCCAGTTACAGCAACATCAAGATATTTGTAGTTAGCATCTTCAAAGAATCCATAAACAACACCAGTTACCGCAGCATCACCTTGTTTTTGAACAGTCTCATTCATTGTAAAGGGACCGTCAGTAATATTGCCATCAATCCTGAATCTTTGATAGGTTTTGGCAACTTGTGCTTCGTTTTTAGTGATAGATTGGATTTCTGCAAAGACATCTCTATCGCTAGAGTAGAAGAAATCTGATGCAATAAGTTCACCACTGATTCCAATAGGAATATTACGAGTTCCATAAAGTTTAGTGGGAACACTCAATGCATTGTTTTCATCTACGGTCGTATAATGTTCACTGGATTTGAGTTGTCCGTTGATGATATCAATGCTAGTTCTTACGAACGACATAATAGTGTCCGTATTATAGTTTGCCGCAGCAGTTGAACTATAGAACTTATAGAAAGAAGCAGCAGTAGATGGACTTACTAAGGTATTAGAAAGTGATCTTCTAATGTAATCAAGAAGAAGATCTAATGTAAACTTCTTGATATTATATTCAGAGTTTGCATAGAACTCTTGACCAGAAACCGCAGCATAAGTTCCCAAAGTACCCGTGTTAAGTGCTGCACCCCAGACGTAAATACCAGAGACATCATCACCAGTGAATGATGATAAATTATCATTATTTCTAATCCTAAGTCTTGTTCTTAAGGTACTAAATCCAAAGGAAATAGTAAATGTTGCGTAAACTCTATACCATCCATTACCAAAAGGAATAGTATCCAATGTATAAGACTCTACACCACCCTGACTTTGGAAGACAGAACCATAGGAACCATCGGTCAGATCAATATTAACGAAGATGGAGTTCGCATTTGGTTGCCCTTGATCCAACCAAACAATAAAGGCAACTCTAGAGTACTCACCAGCTTTGATAAACATCGAAGTAGTAAATGTTTGAGTACCAGTAGTCGAACCTTGGTCAAATCTAGATGTATCTGCATCAAACTTAACCGTATCAGCATCCATGGTTGTGTATTGAGTAAGAGCATAGTCTCTATACGTTCCATTGTTCTGACCAGAACCAGAAGTAGCAACAAGTTTTTCTGCTGTTAATGTGTTATCTGGAGCAAGAGCAGCATTAGGAGTCCAAGTAGTACTTACTGGGGTCCAGTTGACATTGAATGCTTCAGGATTAGTCCAAAGATTTGTAGGAGTGACAGCACCTTCAATCAGAGAAGAAATAGCAGTAGCACTCTCAATACTCTTAATATTACTAATATCGTTATACCACTCATGAGCACTCGTGACTCCACCAGTTGCAATAGTTGCACTACCACCAGATGCAGAGGTAATAGTTGCACCAGCAGCATATATGGTTCCACTTAGAGAACCAATAACCAATGTATCTTGAGAGAAATAAAGGACTGTGGATGTTGTTGATCCACCAGTTACAGTTTCACCAACATTGAAAGTTCCACTGTAAGCACTAAGGGTTAAAGTATATGCAGTTTGCGTATCGGATGTATCCGTAGTAAGGAGATCATATTGGATATTGTCAACAATATTTTCAACAAAATCATTATATTGCCAAGAGTTAGTTCCAAACTGACTATTTACATTAGAAGCGATCTCTGCTTTATAGTAGTTTTCATTATACAGGATGTTCTTAACAGCACTTCTTGCCTCAATATCACCTGGGAATAATGTATCAATACCAGTATCTACAAGTTCCTTCATTCTGCAAGAGACTGCATCAATATCAGTTGGAGTCTCACTGTCTCTATATGCAGTATCATCAGTGTACAATGCAGCATATTGATCTCCTGTTACCGAAGATCCTGCATCGTAAAGAAGATTCTTGATTGCCTTCTCACTAAGAACTTTGATTTGCTCATGAGCGTAGTAGAAAGCATATAGTTGATCATCGATATCATCACTAATCTTCAGTTGAGCATCTAAGAAAGTCTCCATCTGAGTGATAACACTATTATTACCACCAGTCTGAAGATCGGAAATCATTGCAATAATGAAATCTTTGATATATGTCTCATATGTGCTACGATCATATGTGATTGCAGAGAACGTTCCATTGTTAATGGTATATTGCAACTCTGTACCAAGTAATCCAAGAAGAGTAGAACGACCTGCGATCTCCTCTGCAATGTATTTTCTATTAAAGTATAATCTATCACCACCAATATTATAATCATCTCCAGTTGGAGCAATAACATCATTGAATGTGGTAATCAGAGTATCAATAGCACTTTCGACGTTTGCACAACCACCTGGATCATTAGTAATACCCCAATCACCAGTAATAATATTATCAGTGTTATCATATGTCAGGTCACCATTGATCGCCTGCTTCATATAATAACCAATTCTTTCGTGTGCATAAACAGACTGCCAAACCTGAAGTCTGATGTGCAACAACTGATTATTACCATCTAAGTAGAACTTAGACGTAGTAATCGTATTGAGATTACCACCATTCTCAATATCCTTAGCCAACTGCCCAACAATAATAGTAAGGTCAGTCTTACAACGCTCGGTGCCATCGGTGCTACCACCAACGTTTCTTGGCATCTCATTTGCAAGATCTGGATATCTAGTAAGCATATCATGTGCTGCTTTGTCTACGATAACCGCAGTGTTAGCACGAATCAGATTAGCAGCATCTCTAAATCTGTTGCGAGATGTTTCTCCAATGCGATGAGTATAAACAGAATCACCAGTTCCATCATGATATGTTCCTGTAAAGGGAACTTCGTAATAAGCATCAACAACACCAGAGAGGAACTCAGTTACTGGTTCTACTTTAGTAATCGTAGCAAGGTGATCACCATCAGCAGTATTTGACGTGGTTCCAATCGCCTCAGAAATAGTATCCTCAACAATATCCGTTAAGTTTCCTACCGTAGATACAACGTCTGCACAATCCGATGTGGTATAAGGAATGACCGTTACTGCATTGGTATCTGCACTTACAAATGTGTGTGCAAACTGTGCATTAGCAGGAGAAACACCAACATTTACAGTAAATGTATCAGTAGAAACTGCAGTAATATCCAAAACGCGATTGTACGCATGAGTATCACTAACGCGAGGGTGTGCGAGAATACAATCATTACCATCACTGGTGCAGGTAAACTTGAGTGAACCAGGTGCAATAGAAATACTATTTGCAGTAGTCAATCCATGTGATGCAGAAGTAATAACAAGATTTCCATTTGCAGGATCATAAGATACAGTAGTTGGAGTTAAAGTAGTTACAGTTCCATAAGAAGAATCAGTGACAGTGGAATCAGTCCACTGCTTCAATCCATGACTACCTGCAATAGTAATGAGAACATTATTGACAATCGAAGACATGTGACCTTGGATTGTCTGATAACCAGTTAACAAGTGATTGTCATCAGTAGTTGAATAACCAACAATACCACTTACTGTTGAACCAGTTCTATCTACAAGAGCGGCAGCCGTGTCCCACATGTGACTGTTACTTCCATTACGAATATCTTCAATCAGTTGATTAAGGATTGTAGTATATGTCGCACTAAAGTTTGTGGAAGAAGATCCACCTGCCTGAACTGCAGCATGTTCACCTTCTTCTGCAAGCAGTTGGATGTTTCTACGAATAGCTTCAGAAGCATCATAATATCTGTGAGTTTTGAATGCAAATCCTGTAGGAAGGTTAGCAGAGTTTGCTCTCCAAGTTTCCAAGATAGCATCATTGTGGAACTCTTCACCAGCAGTAAACGATTCAGATCCAGACCAATCTTGTGTATAAGTCTGAGCGTCTGCACCATCAAAGTGAATCAATAGAACAGTATTGGCATCACCATGGAACATACCTGTGGGAGCGGTGAATGCTGCTGTATAACGAGCATTGGTAGAAACTCTAAGATCATCAATATGACCAGGGAATACTGCACTTCCATTAAGGTTTGCACCAATTTTAATAGGTCGTGTTGAACCATAATCAGTAGTATCTGTAAGATCAGAACCCTCCTGAGTACCATTAAGATACAACTTGGTTACACCACTTGCTCTAACTACTGCAACGTGATACCAGGTATCAACAACGAGATTGGTGGTTCCAGTAATAGATCCAGCTCCGTTTGCCGATTGGAATGCCAGTGTAGATCCACTTAAATATAAGTTTGCAGCAGTATCGCTACTAGTAGGTCTAAAATCTACAAGCATTTTTGTTCCACTAGCAACGTTCGCAGGGCGAATCCAAGTTTCAACGGTAAAGTCGCCAGTACCAAAACCAAACTCTGTAGAAGTTGCAATAGAAAGATAATCACCAGTACCATCAAGTAAGAGTGAAGTTGTACCAAACTTCTTCTGAGCGGTATCTAACTGAGCATCACCATTGAAAGTGATTGTATGATAATCTTCACCAGTAGATTTACATCTACCGATTTTACCAAGATACACAGTTTTTCTCGCCTGACTGTATCCAATAATTTCCGCTTTAGTATCAGTAGTTCTGATAATCTGACCCTGAGAGAAGAATCCACTACCAAGTGAGTCGGTAAAAGTTAACTTCTTAACTTTGAAGTTTTCTCCAACAATAAACTCACCAGTATTGCTACCATAACGAATATTGTAGTTTCTAATATATTCATTATCGTCAAAATTACCCGTTTCATTATCATAAACCAAGATGTTATTGCTAATCGACTCATTAGCAGGGAACTTCGCATCAAAAGCAGTCAGATTATCATCAAAATCGACAATACTTGTCTGAGACTTAGAGATATCATCAAGAATAACATTAGGATAAGTAATAGATGTCAAACGGTTGAAGAGCAGACCAAAGAAGGAAGATCCAGAGGAAATATTGACCTGTTCAATAAACTCACTAGTTACAGGATCTTGATATGCACTTGTTTGTGTTACACGAGCAACAACTCCAGACTGAGCACCAATAATATAATCATTCAGTTGAATGTTAAACAGACCTGGTGTTGACTGATAAGTACCTGTAGTCTTACTAAGTGTAAGTGTATTGGTAACTTCAATATCAGTAGAATACATTGGTGTATCTTCCTGATGTGAAGTAGCTGTTGTACCAAGTTGACCTCTAGTAATAGTGATTGTCGTGGACTCAGATCCATTTGATACACTGTCGATTCTAACAATCTCAGAAGCAAGTTGATAGTTATCACCTACTGTAAATGTTCCTGCAGGCAGAGGTGCATCGGTTGTAGACGTAGTAGAAACCATCTCAACGCTGGTTGATGCAGCACCGATTGTATAACGAAGTTCTGCAATAGGAGTTTCTTGACCAGTCTCAAGGTTGATTGTTTCTACAACTGCAGTGTCACCAGTAAGATTAGTGATTTGCTCATTGAATGCAAATAAACCACTATTGGTTACACTTTCTACAGTCTGTAATGTACCATTAAATCCAGTAGCTGCAACTTGACATTGCTCACTAGTGATGAATGTTCCTTGAGTAATAAATCCACTAATCTCATTTCCAGCAACTGATGTTACTGTCAGACGTGCATTAGAAACAATACCAACAAGGGTATCACCAATGCTGGGGAAAATACCACTCGTAAATACAAACGAGAGAGTTACTGTACTAACTTGCTCAATACTAACATTGACATACTTAACACTTGCAGGTGGTTGAGGTGGTTGGGCGAATACAATAGAATCTCCCTGAACTTCAAACGCAGTGTCTGGAGTTTGTGCAACACCATTGAGAACAATCAGAAGCTGATTTGCATTTGCAATGACATTTTCACCATTAACAGTAAGTGGGAACTGAGTTCTCTCACCATCGAAGAGATTTGAAACATCATCTAAGCGTTGAACAACAGAGGTCAAAATATTCTCAGAAGAAGTCAGTTTCTTCTGACGGAATAAAACTTCACTGTTATTAAACTCAGAATAAACAGGTTCTACTAGAGCAAAGTTTTGAATATTAGGTACTGTTGCATCTCTAGCAAGTTCAACTGATTTGGTGAGTTCAAAGTCAATCTCTTTATTTGCAGTGAAACCATATTCATCAATATTAAGTTCACCAAATACCTTAAATGAAGCGGGGTGAACATTCTTAATCAGAATGTCTTTCCAGTCATCAATAGATACCGAAGACTTAACAGCATAAGAGAAATCTTGATAATAATAAGAATCTTGAATCTTTTGAATAATCTCAGATGGTTTACCAACATCATCAATAAACTGACCCGTGGTTTTAGTAATAGGACCGATCTCAAGAACACCTTTCGCGATCTTAAGATCACTGATAACACCCGAAGATTTAGAGATAACACCAGTAATACTTTGACCTTGCGTAAAATCGCCAGTGTAATCTACAACTTTCAAGATTCTAGGACCAACTTGCCATCCCTCATTAGTAGAAACATAACCAGTTGCTGTTGCAGTATCTAAAGAATCACCTTGATAAACAAGTTCTCCTTCTAAGAAAGTTGATGTAATGACATTTGCCTCAGCTTCTGCACCAAAAGATTCAGTCAATACTTGCTGCCTTCCAGTACCAGCATTGGCAAATGCAATAGAATCGCCAAGTTCAGCGTTAGCTGAAGTAATAGCAAGTTTCAGTTGATCATCTTCAAGAGAGTTAGCAGTTCCAGCAATAGCATAATATGTGGTTGTGCCATTTAATCTACCAACAGCACCAGAAGCAAGTGGGAACTCGGTTCCTTCACCAGTATCAACAACATTTAGAGTAACTTCCGCACCATTTTGAATGCCGTGAGGGAAAGCAAACTGCAGCAACCCTAAATCAAGGTTTACAACATAGTTAAAGGAAGATTTAAGTTGAATAGTAGGTGCAGAAGAATATCCTGCACCAGGATCTTTGATGGTGATCTGATCGATTCTTCCATTTTTAATCGTTGCTTCAGCAATAGCACCAGACCCACCACCACCAGTAACAACTACAGCAGGTGCTTGTGAATATCCAGAACCAGGATTAGTAACAGTAATACTGTCAAGAATGCTTGTAGAGGTTAACTGTGCATTGAGTGGGAAAGTGATTTCAGGACGTAAAGTATAGTCATGTGGATAATCATATCCGAAGTTATTGTTCTTCAGTTTTTTGATCTTACCAACGTTAGTTCCTTTAGCAAAGACAACTGCTCCAGTACCAAACGGAGGAATAACTACTTCAACCTCTGCACCAGATCCAGTGAGTCCAGGTCCAAGAATGCCATTAACTGCTTCAATATCAATGTTTGCAGTGGTATATCCCTTTCCAGGAGAAGTAATGGTAACTGACTGGATTTGACCAGGAATGGTATCTCCTTCATCATTAGTACCATCTGCGACAACAATAGTAACTAAACCACCCTCACCATCACCACCAATAGGTACACTATTGTATGTACCAACAGCATATTCAGTTCCAGGTTCGTTGATCTGAACTCTTTCAATCTTTCTAGAAGATTGAATACCAGTTACAACTGGCAACTTAGCATAGAATCCACCAGGATTAATAAGTCTAATATCAGCAATACTACCAACTGCTTTTTTAGATGAAGTGCTATAGGTAGCACTAGTGATAGTTGCATCCCCTTCAGGTTCATTAATCAGAGGGAACTTGATAATATTTGCACCTGTTGTGATAGTCGCACCAGCAATTTCACTAACAGTGAATGTTCCAAGATAAGGTGAATCAACAATATCCAGATAACTATTTGTATCGATTGGAGAATCATCACCTACTCTAGATGGATCGAAATAATAAGAAATATTTGTAACAACATTTCTATCAACTTTCAACTTAACAGTTGGAGTGGGTTGACCTTCTCCAGTAACTCCAGGAGTTCCAATCCTTTCAATGGAGTTAAAGGAATATTCCAGTTTGTAGATATTATCTTTCGAGAAAGAAAGATTAGATCCCAACATAGAAGAATGACTGAGGTCAAACAGATATTGATGACCATAGTACATTTTCAATACAGGAGATTTAGCAAAAATACTAACACTAGATGCATTTGTTGCTGGAGAAGTTTGAGCTACAGCATCTAACTTATAAACAAATTCCCTATTACTTACAACTCTGTCAACAATAAAAGAACCATCATATTCATCATAGACAACGCCACCAACAGTTTCAGATGGATTACCATCAACCAAAATATTATCACCAACAGACAGATAATGCCTAGATCCAGTAATAATATAAACTTCATCGGTATTAGCAACAGCAGTTACCTGCAAAACCTTATCAAGAGTAGAAATCAGAGTAATCTTAGTAACACCCGTAAGATTTGTGATTTGTGCGGTAGTTTTTGCTGAGTTAAAAGAAATATCACTAGATGTAATACTAACAACAGATCCTGGAATGAATGAAGAAGATCCAGAAATCTCTTCAATTTTTACTGAATACGAATCAACATCAAATGGCTTAAACTTAGCAAAACTATCTAAATCTCCAGATCCTGCAGATTCTGTTCTATTTAAGTTATAGTCATTTAAATCAATATCAAAGGTTCCTGGAGTTGTGTTAACAACATTACTAAAATTATACTCAGTGATTACATTTACATCAGTAGGAACTTTTCCGACGATTCCGTAAGTATCTTGCGAATCAAACTGTTCTGTAGAAAGAAGACCTGTATTAAGATCATCTGACCATGCATTATTGTTTACAGCAAGATAGATTTTGTTATTAGCATTATCTACACGAAGAACATATCCACTGTTGATAAATGATCCAGAGTCATTTCTCAATACGAGTTTAGATCCAATCGTAACATTAAATGCTTGATTGATAGTCAGTTCTTGTACATTATCATTCTTAACTGTATTCGTTACCTTCATATAGTAACGATTTTTGACTATTGCTGTCAACTTAAGTTTTTGAGATCCAGGAGAAGGAACCGTAGCAGTTCTAGAACTCCAAGTATCTGAAGTATAAGACAGTGCTTCGGTGTCTTGCTGCATAGTGGTTGTAGCATCCTCAAAATCTAATCCCTGGAATCCAGCACTTCCTAATGCAAAACCAGTATTAGATACAGTTAATGTAACTCCAGTAACTGCAGTGACCGATGTTCTAGCAAACCCAACATTGGTATTTGTTTGAACTCCTTGATCACCCAATCGATCGGCATCAGAATCTTTATCAGTTTTAAGTCCCCAACCAACATAATCAATATAATCATAACGATTCATGTTTGTCGTAAACCATGCATCATCTGTCCAATCATAAGTAAGACCAAATGCATCTGCAGCAGGGATTACGGTAACATCACTAGGTACAGTGGGAGTAACCGCTCTATTTCTAAGTCTCAGATTGTCAACATAATATTGACCCTGATAAGTTGATGCAAACTGAGTTGCAGTGCCATTCTTACCAGGAATATTACCAATATAAAGATCTTTACCATTTAGTTGAGTAGATGCAATAGTTCCAGTTACAATCTGAATACCATTGATATAAGCAGTAAATACATTACCTTCTTTCTTCAATCCAACAAACTGCCAAGTATCATCAGCAAACATCGATGTTTGAGTGGATTGGAGAGCACCACTAGCACTATTAAGAGCAGTAGTATTATCAGTAACAACTAACTCAAGTTTTCCACTAGAAATATCATAATACATCCAAAGACCACCAGTAGCATCGGTTGCATCACCAATAGCAACCAATGTTTGTTGAGTTTGACTATGAGTTTGAGAGTTAGTTGCATCTTTATAGAGCATAAACTCTAAAGTCCAATCATCACTAAGTTTAGTTCCAAGACTTGCTGAGGTAAACTGAATAGCAGCATTTTCCCAGTTTGCGGGAGTAGCAATATCTTTACCGAACAGTTTTGCAACACCATCACCAACAAGAGTGAGGGAATCAGTCGCATTATTACCAATCAGTGTTGGTGTATAATGACCAGTTTTATCTGTAGCAGCGTCAGTTTCATCAAACTCAAAGATAAACTCATTTCTGTTCCAAGAAGTTTGACCAAATACATAAACATCACCAGAGTTATCTACTGTAATAGCATTTGCAGTAATACCTTCGATGTTATTAGCATTAAACTCATTATTAGTGTGAGTTTTAAGGACACCATCATATGCAATCTTAACAGTATCCACTGTCTTATATCCAGTAGTACTATCAGTTCTGGTATATGCAAGATTCAACTGACCAAAGATATCAATAGTGCTTCTACCAGCAAGTTCAATCGAGTTTCCAGTTGGAGCAAGATATCTGTAGTTCCAAAGTAAATCTCCATCAGTATCTACTTTACCAACCCAGAAACTATCTCTGACAGTGTTGTCAGATTTCAGTGCCAAAGTAGCACTAATATAGAACTCGTCAAACTCATCAACAACTAAAGAAGTATCTTTGAAAGAGTATGCAGTATTATTGATTTCTTTAATCCATTCAACAGTAATGGCAGAAGTTCCAACCAATACCTTACCAAAAGAAACCTTTGTATCCAAAGATCCATTGCTAGGAGATGTCTCCATAACAAAGTAAACCGCATCATTTAATACAACTAAATCAGTGATTTTTTCAGACCCAGATGCTGATGCAAGTTTTCTCTTTGCTGCAATAGTTCCAGTGGAATCAATAGAAGCAATAAAAGCATCTTGAGGATTTGCTGAGTTTGTATTAGTAAAACCAGCAATAATGTACCTAGTATCAGAGTACCTCTTAATGTCAGTAATATTATCAGATCTGGTAGCACCAGAAATACCAGAATAACCTTTCTGGAAAGAAAGTGTTGCACTCAATCCATCTAATGCTTGGGTGTATTTTACTAAAATGATATCAGGATTATATGCAGCAAGAATCGAAGAGTTTGGTTTATTTTGACCAACTACCCAAATATCATTACCACTAATATCAAGTTTTACAAACTCAGTATAAGTTTCTCCAGCTTCACTTTCAAGAGTTTTTTCCCACTCTTTAACACCAAGTTCAGAAAACTTAGAAACAAAAGCAACTTCATTGCCATTTGCCTCTAAAGTTTTACCACAGAAGAAAATCTCTTTATCGTCATTAACAACTACGTCATTTACTTTTACATATTCTTCATGCTCAATAAGAGAGACATAGTAGTTTGCTTTTTTGAAGATCTGTGGGTGGCTTAAGATGACTCTTGGATTCTTGGTATACCCAGATCCAGAGTTAACAATATCAACCGACTCAATGGATCCAACAGAGCTAACTGTTGCTCTAAGTTCTGCAGATTCTCCATCACCATCAATAGTGATAGTTGGAGGAATCTCAGCATCATATCCACCACCTGTTTGATCAATAACAATCTCTTCAATACCTTTTAGTTGTCGAACAACAAACTGTTTGTTTGTTGAATCCATAACAGGAGTATAATCAACATAAACAGTGTCACCAACAACAATATTGTGAGGAACACTTGTAGTCAGAACTCCAACAAAGTCATCTTGAACTGCTTCAAATGTATATGCTGAAATAGTTTCTCCCTTGATTTTAGATATTCTTGCAGAAACACCTATTCCATCAGTATTTTCATTATCAAAGATAAGAATATCATCTACCTGATAACTTTTACCCGAATCTTCGATAATAAATCCCGTTACAGAAGCATCTTCAAACTTTGTAGTAGTTTCAACTTCAATATCAACTTTTGAATCGAATCTTACCGATGGGAAATAATCAAAGAGTTGTAATGGCGACTCTTCAAAGATTTGATCAGGATCATCTGTTTCATCCTGACTAATGACACCATCCCTATTTTCATCTTCAACTTCAAATAATAAAATATCACCAGATTCTGTTGTTAGAGCATTTGTAGATACATTTGGTGCCCTGTCAACATCAATATCAACATTTTCATATGGATCGCGATATCTAACAACACCCGTAGGAATATTTTGCTGGATAGCATCTTTGTTTAGATTCCAAGAATCAACAATAGAGTTAAAACTTGGTCCTAAAACATATGGGAATACTGGATTTCCATTCTCAGTAGCATCAACGGTAATGAAATAACAATATTTTCCTTCTGGGAAATCAGGTGTCTTACAGAAACGACCATTATATTGATCAAGATCACCAAGTCCGAAAGAATATTCATAGTCTTCAACAAACTTACCAGCAACTTCGTCCGTTAACAGTGGACCCTCAGTTCTTACTGGATATGGATTTGTAACTTCATCATATACAAGATTACTCTTCAATCTATAAGAAGTATTCAAACGAGCAATACTAGAAGATTGATCTGTAGGATCACTATATCCATAAGGACCATAGATGGGATTACCATCAAATGCCCATCCAATGATAGGAGAGTGTTCCAGTTGGGTTTCTTGCTCTAAAATAGATCCTGTAATACTCTCAAAAAGATTGTCTCCAAGAATATATCTAAGTCTTTGTGGATTTGAAATGTGAGCATATTCACCACCATATTGATTATTAAATCCAGCAAATACAGATCCCTTTGCTTCGTCAACAGTTGCAGTTTCCTGAAGATTGTATGTCCACTCAAAAACTCTAGGACTAAAAGTTGCTCCAGATCCAACAGATGTCAGATTAATAAGGGTTGTTCCTTGAATATAGTTAATGCCCCTGTTAATGATTTCGATACCAGTAACTTTTCCTGCATTTTCACCATCAATATCAATAGTAGCACGAGCAACAGCACCAAAACCATCGCCTTGAATAGAAACTTCAGGTGCCGTAGTATATCCCTGTCCACCTGAAATAATCGCAATAGAGATGATTCTTCCATTACTTACGATTGCTTGAGCAACAGCACCTGTTCCAGAACTTAATGTAACATCTGGTTTAGATGTATAAGAAGAACCGCCAGAGGTAACTGCAATGGACTTGATAGGTCCTCTAACAGAAGCAGTAGCTGTTGCACCAGTTCCACCACCACCAACAATGGTGATTGAGGGTTGTGACGTATATCCAGTACCACCAGTATTCATTAAAATACTAGAAACAACGCCCCTTGTTACGATTGCAGTTGCTGCAGCACCAGATCCGCCGCCACCAACGATGGAAACAAGTGGAGAAGACGTATATCCAGATCCACCATTATCTACAACAATCTCGGTAATGGAACCATTAACAGTTACGTCTGCAGCTGCACCAGATCCACCGCCACCAGAGAATGTGATTGTTGGTGGTGAAGATGCATCATAATCAGATCCAGATGTTAGAATATCAACGGCAGTAACAGGTCCAAAAGTTTTTGTAATATCAGATTTGTAAGACCAAACTGAAGTTCCATTAATCCAAGTACCAATAGGACCAGGTTTAATGGCATCCTTAATCGAAATGGTAGAAGGAGATAATGGGAATCTATTTAACTTACGCTGGTTTCCAGGTAAAAGTGCTGATCCTGGGAAAGGACCAATCTTATAGTTTGGAATACCAGTAGATGCAACATAAACATGATCATTATTGAAAAACGAGTTCTGAATATTTGTAGTGTAAGGTCCAATGGAGTTAAGAACAGCACTATTATCAGACTTACCTTTATTAAGGTCAACAGATACTAAAATGTTACCTTGAGGTGTAACTTCTGCTGGTTGAGGAAGTTGATATTGAAAAACTGTAGTACTATCTCTAGAAGTTACTAAGAAAGATCCATTGTAAATGATTGGATTTGCACCATAAACAGTTACCTGATCTCCAACAAGAAGACCATGATCATTTGAACAAGTAACAGTTGCATATCTGTTATCTACACCACCAAATGTAATACTATCTACTTCTAAAAGTTTTTTAACATTATACAACCAAGTTTTAAGTGCTGGATCCTCGGAGGTTCCACCAAGTTTGGATACTGACAGTTTATCTCCAGAAAGATAATAAGATCCAGTGTCTGTCAGAGTGGTTTCTTGGGCATCTACAATACCAACTACATTCAAGACTACTTCTTGAGGTGTATTTCTATTAATATGTACAATAAGATTAGATGTTACTTCGGTGGCAGAATCCCAATCTTCTACAACGTTGTTAACAGAACGAGTACATTCAATGAACTGGTTGAGAGACTTTTCTTTATATTGAATAAGTTCAGTGTCACCAATAATAAACTCACCATTTCTTTCAGGCCAACCAATAGTTGAGTCTACTGTAATAATACTATCTGTGGTATTGAGAGGTTCTGCAAGTTTTGTTTTATAAGGAACTACAAAAGTACCTTGAATAGTTTCCTCAGAAAGAACTAACTCAAAAAGTTCTACATCAGAAGTTTTAATAGAGATATAGTTCTCAACTAAGGCACTAGCTTCCCCAATGTTTGGGTCAGCAATATTAGCTTCTTGTACCAATAATCCATCTTTAATATTAGTAGGATCTCCACTAACTAAGGTGGCACGAAGAATAGTATCGATAGACCAAGTTGCTGCCGATGGTTTTGTAATCTGATCTTTAGGATAAGATACTGTTACTTGCTCACCATAAAGAAGTTTGAACAAATATGCAACACTAAAAGAAGTTCCTTTTGTAGAATAAAAATCCTTTACAGATTTAATCGCATTTCTTACATCAATCTTTTTATAGTCAAGTTCAGGAACATCAGGAAGAAACTGCTCTGTATACTTATCAAGTAATCTCTTTACAAATAATGCATCTAAACACTTTACTTCAGTTCCCTCGGTTGCAGAAGCAGCAGTAGTATTATTGGAAAATACTGCATTGCCAGATTCAGTGTAATCTACGATTCCACTTGCAGCTCTAGCACAACCTTCAAGTTGTGCTTTATTATAACCTTTACCACTCTTTGATACAGTGAAACCAGTAATCTCATTCAATCCAATCTCAACAGAAGCCCGAGCTTGTGGGGGATCCTGAATAATAACTGTAGGGGGATTGGCAGAAGAATAACCGCCACCAAAGTTAGTGATGTTAATATCTGTGATTTTTCCATTAAAAACAGAAGCAGTTGCAGTTGCACCACTACCAGGATCTTCACTATTATCTACAATGTAAACTGATGGAATATCGTCATATCCAGTACCACCACTCAAAAGTTCTACAGAAACAACTCTACCATCACCATCAACTAATGTCTCTAAAACTTGAGCACCTGTAGGATCAACAATAGCAACTCTAGGAACATTAACATATCCCTGACCAGCATTTACAATATTGATAGAAGTAACTACACCATTTGTTAAAACTGCTTCTAAATTTGGTACGATAGCATTGTCTCCTGTTGGAGCATCAATATACACAGTGGGTGCAGTCGTATATCCAGATCCACCAGAAACGACCTCAATAGTTCCACTCAATCTACCATCAGTAATAGTAGCAGGTCCTAGTTTTGCACCACCAGGTTGCTTGAAAGAAACTCTAGGAACAAACGTATACCCACTTCCAGAGTTTACAACTTCAATACTAGATACAGTCCCATTAGTAACAACTGCCTTTAGTTCAGCTTGCTTTGAATCTACATTTGTAGGTGCTTCAATGATTACTGCGGGAGGATTTGTATCACTATACCCTTTACCACCATCCAAAAGAACTGAGTTCTTAATGCCATTTACAAGAGCTGTAGCAGCTGCTCCCTGACCATCTACACTATTGATAGAAACTTTTGGAGGATACTTATAGTCATATTGAGATCCAGTTTCATTAATACTAATGGAAGAAAGTTGTCCAGAATCATTAATGCGTGCATATCCCACTGCACCAGAACCAAAATCAGGAATAGGTGCCTCAATGGAATATAAAGAAAGGAGTCTTCCATTTAAAGGTGCTTCATTAAAGATGAAAATATCACCATCAATAAAAAAGTCTACCTTAGGAACAAGAAGTTCATTATCATAAACCGCTAAAATGTATTCTTCTGCAATAGGTTCATAAGATACTGCACTTCTAGTGATCTTAAACTCAGTTTGACCTTCTCCAAAAGATCCAGAAATATCATCAATAGCAATAATAGCATTTTCAACAAAACCACTTAAAAAAGTGATAGAAGTACTAGTATTATCATCACCAGCAATTCTTGCTCTTGGTGCTGTCGTAAATACAATGTCTGTTCCATCAACAGTGTAATCTCTTCCAGGAACTAAAACTTCATTGTAAACAGTTACAATAAGATGCTGTGCAGATGGAGCACTGATAGGGGAAGATTGAGATGTAAGAGGGAAGCGAACAGTTGTTCCATCAAACAAATCAATGATCTGAGCAAGACCAGTCCACTTTAACTTTACCTGATCATAAGAGATACCAGGGCTAAGAGAAATATTTGGAGAAGCAGTAGTCTTCTCATAGTAGATTACTTCGTCACCAATAAGGACTGATCCATTAGCATCAAGAAAACTATCGACACTTTCAACGACAATGGTATCACTCTTATCTGTAATATCTTCTACAACTTTAGTTGCACCATCCAGGATATTAATATCGAGTTTATCAATATCAAGATATTGTAAAAAGTTATTGACGATATTTTGACCTAAACCAGTTTTTTCTTGAGACCTATAATAGTACTCAATAAACTTATTGAACAGTGGATATTCTGTCTTTAAAAACTCAGGAGACTGAGAAGAAATAGACTGGGAGACCTTATTAATATTCATCTAACTTTAGAAGCAACTAGAATCGTTGATTGAACCAGAGTTCGAGATTGCAGGGATATCAAGAACTGGAGGAGTTACGTTGAAATCCGTTGGCGTCAAACTATTTAGAGGAATTGTTGGGGGTGCTGTAGTACCTACAGGTGCAACTGTAATCGAAGGAGTAACGATGTTAATAATCGTTCCAGGAGTAGTTGCTGGAATGGTCGAGTTGTTTGCAGGAATGAATAACGTTGGTATTTGAAGATTAGTTGGAAGGAGATCTGGATTAGAAACTTCTCCGATTCCTGTTGCTTCATCAGTAATTGTCACTGCACCAGATGGAAGAGCAGATGAACCCGTGCTAATAATATTAACTGGTCCAAAACAGACTTCACCAGTATCATAGTTTACAGTTCCTGCATTGTCATTGGTATAGATTTTCCGAGTTCCTGTGTTGTAGAAAGTTCTAAGATTGCCATATCCATCATCTTCAAACTGTTGATCAACTCCAGGTCTATCAGCGGTTTTGAAAGTACCAGAGAGAAGAACAGGTTCTTTTTTACATTGATTACTACCATCCCCTGACCCATCAGATCCATCTTGACTTGGAGCACTATTGTAAAGATTTGAACCTGTAGAAATACAATACGTATTAGTTTGATTCGTATTTGGTTCAACATACTTCAAAATAGTGGTTTGAAGTGAAGTATCAGTAACACAACTATTTGAAAGACCAATCGCCTTTTCAAGATCTTGTGCTCTAAATGTGGAGTTGAAATTATTGATTTGAGTTTGCTTACCCCAATCATTTACTGCATTACTAATATCCGTTTCGATTTCCGAAGGATTAGATCCGCAACCTGTATCATAACTTGCAAATATTTTTACATTAATGTAAAGATCATCTGGATCAGTAATAACAGGATCGATAGATGCCATAGCATATGGTCTTAAATCATCAGCAATCTGTTTTTTAGTTGCATCATTAAGTAAAGTTCCTGTTTTCGTAGAAATGACAATAAAGACTTTGCCATATATGGGGGGATTTAAAGCATCACCACCATATGCAACAACAGATTGTGCGTTGGGGTAAATATTTTTTGTAATGATAGCATAGTCTTGAGCAGTTACTGCTCTGTACTGAGCAGAGTAATATCTTGGTGCATAATACTTAATAGACTCTACACTTTCTGCACCATCTCCTTGCTGAGATTTGTCTTTTACTGTAAGATTTGCAACTGTAGGACCATACGTCTGACCAAGATTATCGGTAATTCTGCCGATAAAGTTAAATGCAGAAACTTGATTTGCAGCTGGACCTGAAGTAACCAAATATTCTAAATCAACAACTTCACCATCTTTAACCGATCTACCAACACTATCATCACCAAATCTAATCTCATATCTCATGTCTTCCGTTTCTGACAAGAAATATGCTCGTGTAGTTGGAGTTACGTTAGAAACAGTTATAGCACGATTATAAAGATCAAATTGAGTAGAAGATTCATTAGGTCTCACTTTTACCACTAATGTGGAAATATCAGCATCTTCTGAAGGAACTTTATAAGTCTGTTTAGCAAAGGTATTGACAACATACGAAAATGTAACAAGACTACCTTCACTGACAAGTAGGTTATCAAATACAGCAACACCTGTTGTCTGATTTACACTTGTAGTAACATCACTCAAGATATTCCAAACATAGTTGCCACCTGTTGCTACAGAACCCTTAGGTAACGTTACTGATGTTGGATAAGAACCATTGAGTTGAGTAGTTTGTATCGAAACATATAAACAAGCTTTTGATGCACTAATAGATCTAGGAACGTAGTTAAGTAACTTAGCAATATTAACTACGTTATCACGAACTGTTGCTGATGGCAAAAATGCCTCATTCATCGCCATATTAGCGTTGAACGAGGTATAGTAAGTATTATACGCTAATAAATCAACCAAGTATGACAGGGATGACCCATCAAAATCATAATCACTAAACTCCGAACGAGTCCTCAAATATGACTTGATTGAAGATTTGATATCTTCAAAATCTAATGCGGTTAGGTTATTTGGTTGCATTACTCGGGTCTCTGTAAAACAAATTCTATTGTTTCAACAATAGGTAAACCAACTACTTGATATTCAATACTAACATTTAATTTATTACCTTCATAGATGGGGGTAACATCTACATTCGTAAGTTCTACCCTTGGTTCATACTGGTTAATGGTAGATCTGATTTCGTCTTCAATAGTATCGACAGTAAAAGCATCTAATGGTTCAAACAGTAAACTATTTACAGATGAACCAACCAAAGGTTGAAACGGTTTTTCTCCAGGAGTAGTTAAAATCAGATTTTTAACTGCTTGTTTGATGGAGTTATCATTAGTTACAACAGAGAGATCGTCAGTAAAGGGATTCCTAGCAAAGTTCGTCGAAAAATCTTTAAAACTTTTCGATTTTTTGAAATCAGCACCACCAATACGTTTTAGTGACATCTCTCTGCCATTACTTTATACAAATATATTTATCGCCCTTGTCCACGATAACGCTTTTTAGCTTTGTTGCGAGAAGTAGAAGCATATTTGGTATGCTTTCCCATTCCTTGTCGAGTTTTCTTGGGGACAGACTCAATCATCTTGTCTCCCATCAATCCAACTTTTGCCCTTGCCATGATTAAATACCTCCTGTCATTAATCCAATAAAAACATTGATGCTTGCTCCAGTAACTACTGAAGTGCATGGAAAAGCAGGTGTAAAGTCTCCTAGAGGGTCCCCAAAGACGCTCGCCCGCCTTCCGTTAATAAAGACTGTCTTTTGGGTTGCAAAGTGCTTTCTAGGGTGTCCTGTAGGAGCCTCTCGACCTGCTACAGCACCTATTGTACACCAATGAGCAGGATTTGTCACGCAACCTGGTGGACAACCTTTTGGAATCCCTGTATAACACACTTGGTGAGTAGTGGGTGTAGGATGGGGAGTTAATATGTCTTGATCTACAATAGGTATAATCCCATTGATAAAAACATTTCTAAGTGCCCCAAGAGGTGTTGCTGGTGACTGCATCAATGGTGGCCAAAGTGTAGTGGCATTCATTAATGTCACGGTTTTAGGTACAATCTTTGGATCCAATGGAGGCATCATACATCCAGGCAAAACACCACCACCCAATCCTGCGTGGTGTGTAGATCCCGAACCTGTTCCATGACCACTACAAGGTCCCTGATAGATTCCTGCTGCTCCTGCTCCCATAGTTAGTCTGCGAATGGATTACCGTATTCTTGTGCGGCTTTTGTAACTGTCCTAGCTGCTCTTGCAAGATCATGCCACATTGTTATAGATCCTGTTGCTTCCCACTCTTGACATCCTGGTCCCAAAAGTGCAGACATAGAATATGTTGATGTGACATCTGTTTGTGTAGTTGTATCACCATCAGTTGAAGGTGTTCCTGGTGTTGTGCCCCCTGGCGTCAATCCTGGTGCTGCACAAGCAAAATGAGAACATCCAAGACTAACAGGAGTGCAAGATAGACTTACATTTATAGTAGTCTTCACAGCATTGTCAGGACGATACTGCCGCATGATGTATTTAGTAAATGTTGATGCTTCTGGAAGCTCAGTAAAACTACCCTGAACGGATTCTACTTTAGTCTCATCGCCAACTCTATATTCTGGATACTTATCTTGTGTAATACTCGCAATATTTTCGTTGACTGTGTTCTGTGACCTTGGCAAATCATCCGCAATAACTTGCTTGTATTCACTATCGATATCTACATTGTCAAGATAGGTTATATCATATTCAGGGACAATCGTATCATACAATGGATCTGTTTGTTCATGAGTCAGTTTTCTTTGAGATTTTTGATTAACTCTCTCCCTATCAGGATCCATTTTAATATCAACAACGGGTTCTTGGTTTTTAATCGTCATTGTTTGTGGAACTTCGCTATAGACATCCTCGATTAACTGCAAATCTTCAGCAGACGCCGAGATCTCTCCCTCTGGAAGACTCTTTAAAATATCTTGAAACTCGGGAACCAAATCACTTCTGTATGCGTCATTATTAACTTCCTCAGAGACATCCTCATTAAAGTTAGTAATGACAAGTTCGGGTCTACTTGTACTGTTATATCCCCTTCCAGGATTAACGATTCTGATTGCAGTCACCATACCACCAGCGATTGTAGGTTCTATTACAGCAAGAACATTATCACCACCGTTTTCAGCATCAACTGGTTCAATATCCGCCAATCCATCTGATGTAGTAACAACTTCAAAACTTAATCTTTCTGTTGTCAACTCTATCTCAAACTTAGGTTCACCATCAGCAGTAGATTCCCTTTGCAATGCTGTACCATTATCATTAGGAGCAGTAAGAGCTAGTTGAGGTGGATTCTGCATTGTGTTTAAACCAGAACCGCCAGTCGTAACTTCTCCGATTCTTACTCGTGCCGATCCGCCAGCAATAGTGACAACATCACCCACTGCATAGTTAATACCCGCAGTATTGATCAATACTTCTGAAATAGTATCTGATACTGTATTTCCACTCTCGTCTAAAACGCTTTCAGTGATAACATCTACGGTAAGTCCGCTTCCAGAACCCCCAGAAGTGGCAATATTTCTACCAGCAGTGTATCCAGAGAGGTCAGAATCGTCATTTAGGATCAAAAAATCTTGAAAATCGAACGAATATGCACCAGAATCGATATTTACGTCTGTTATAGACCCATTATCGTCTACTTTTACGAATGCACGCGGCAATACAATGCCTTTAAAGGCACCATCTGCGTCTTGATTGACATCCCCCGTCATAAATTGTATCGATTTATCCAAAAACTCGTACAATCCAATCAAAATAGCACGATCTACGATGCCATATCCCGCAACTGCGGTGATAATATGGTCTCTACTTGACGTATATTGAGTATCTTTGACAAAATTGTTACCATTTCCGTTCAAATACACGACATGATACGGAAATTCACCTACTTCAGTGTGAAAAGCACGGGTAATAGTGTGTCCATTTAGGACATCACCAACTCTTAATACGTCTGCACCCTCTACAGTTTGCTGAGAAGGGATATTTCCCACACTACTGACCCTAAGATTCAAGGTCAATGTAGTTACAGTGTTGTCTGGATGGCGATGATCGTAAGTAAGAGCAAATACATCACCAACAGAAAACCCTGTTCCGTTGTTTAGAATCTCTGTAGCAGTCCATTTAGTGCCAGAAAATACTGTCGTAGCACCAGAATCATCATAAATCGGTTCAATCCTGAACTTTACTCTAAAATCAACGGCAGTTGCACCATCATTAAGGTCATAGATTTCAAAATCACTATGTCTGTCCTCATTAGTTTGCCATGGATTTTGACTAGATTCATATGTAATGTTTCCTGTTCCATCCCAAGCATTAACATATGTTACACCATCATAACTAACCTCAAAACCAGTCACACCATTAGGCACTTGAGTTGAAAACTGATCATAACTAAGCACCAACTTGTTTGAGTCAGTTCCGATTCCAAATAATGTGGGGTGAGGACAATCGGGATCGCCCGTCAAATCTTGCTCAGCAGTATATTTTAATGTGGTCTTCGCTGGACTACAAGTAAATGCTGCACAAGGAATGCATCTGATACGACCTTCTGTAGAACTAGAAGCCGATGATGATGATGTAGGATCGCCCGTTACTGGATCTGTACCTGTAGTTGTAGTCGTGGTCGTACTAGTTCTTGTTTCTGTCTCTAGGTGATAACATGCTGTACCTACATGACCTGCTTCATCTGACGTGTCATACAAATATGCAAACCAAGTATCAGAATACCCAAAGTCAAATGATAACTCATTTGGAGTATAATCTAAAAATATTGCCGATTCGCTATAGTTATCTCTACCAAAGTTAGTCGTACAGTTATCTACTAATGACTGTTTACCACAAGTATTGCCTGGTGGTCCCTCTGATGTACTATAAGTTGTCTGTACAGAAGGATACATAACGTGGTTATCACGTCTGTCAGGAATATTATACCCGTGATCACCCTTACGAATCTCAGCAATAGGATATTCAGTAAAACTAAATGTTACGCCGCCCGACGTTGGAGTGTAGTATTGACAACTATCCTCATTGATACCAAATCCTGAACACTCCTCTACGGCATCTGCTCGGGTCGCTGATGTGATACAAGGCATTATTTCTCTAACTCTCCTACTCTTTTATACAACTCATCAAAGTTTTCTTTTAAGTTCATATAATCATCATACCCTTCTGGTTTATAGTATGTCTTCGCTGGTGTGGGTAACTCACTTACATACTTCTCAACCGCCTCTAAACGCTTTGCAACCGCCGTTAAACACTTCTGGATAGCTACAATAGCTTCACCAATCTGTTGACCCGTTAGACCAGGTTCAGGTGCTGCCTCTGTGGAAGCGGGGGTGGTGTTCTCTTCACTCATCTTCTGCTCTCCTTAATGTAAATGCTGTGCCGTCTTCAGTGATCTCATACTCTAACTCTGTACCAATATCCCATCCCAACTCTTCACATGCTTCATAAGGAATCGTAAGGATAAGATCACCAAAATCATCCTCTTCTAACCTTGTTGTGAATCTATGGGACATAACTCTACATACGATTGATTACCTGTGGATTGTCTGTGGGATTATCTTTCTTCCACTCAGTCCATAGTGTATATAGATCCTCACGTACTTGAGAAGCATAAGATGATGCATAATAGTCTGCACACTCGTACATACGAGGGTCTAGAAACCTCTCTAACCTCAATAACTGCTCTATTGCCCATACACGAGTCTCTTGTCTCTCTACACGGGTCTTAGCATCCATTTTTTACCTCAGAAATTTTTTTAGATAGACGTGAAAGTATTATCGAATAATATCTCAAGCGTCTGGGAACCTTTGTAGGTTAGGGTAGTGGCTGTTTTTTATATTTAAGGGGGCTAATTTAACTGCCCCCAGTAACATCGAAAACTCTCTAATAATCTCTCACATATTATACCTTACTCTCCACATAGTTGTCAACACATTCCCAACACCATCCGATAGACTTGATATAATCGAAGGGCGAAGATCTCGGAGTGTTTGGGTATGCATCTCCCAGGTCATTCCGAACCCCATCGATATACCTTTCTAGATCATAGATGCTGTTGAAAGTTCCTCTGAGGGTCTGTGAATCATCGAAGATTAAGTACTGCATAAGACTTGAAGATACTAGGAGGGTTTCTGAACCTCTACAAGGTTATTGTACCATGTTTCTGATACTTTGTCAAGGGGGTGTTAGTGACACTCAGAGGGGCAATGATTAGCAATGGTGATGAGAGTATCTCCGAGGTGATTAGAGGGGGTTGACATCTGTTAGCGAGCGTGCTAAGAG